TATCAATAATAACGTGAAAGAATAACCTACCATCAACATACCAACGCTTAAATATATCATATGCGTTATTACGGAAGTTGGTTAAACTAAGAATTCGATCGAATTCAGCATGAATTAAGTCTTTAACTTTATTTGATTGATTAAGTTTATCGAGGTCTAATTTGAGAATTTTACCTGATTCTACTGTGATAGCTTCATTACATATATCTTCAACCGCCAAATCTACCTCAGGGTACTGAGATATTGTACGGTATTTCATAATTAATTCTTTATCATTTTGAAACTTATCACCTTGTAAGTCCATGTACTGGCCAAAGTAACCACCTGTTGGTGATATTTCAAACGCACCGTCCTCGTTATCTGGAGTAAACGATACTGGTTTGACGTTTTCCGGTTGTTTTCTACTTAATTGCCAACCGAATAGTGATCTGTTTTGTTCTGCCATTTAAATAATTCCTTTACACTTCTTTCTAAATATATTTATTTATACACTTAGAAAGAAGTGCCCTAAGGCACTCCTTAATGTTATATTGATGATTTACGTTGTCTTGTTAGATTCCCAATACTGAACTTGAAGTTCAACTTCAAACTCTTCAATCGTATCACCTGTCTCATAGCTTAGTTCAATTGCTCCTAAGCTTGTAGGCCAAGTTCCTCTCATGTTATAAGTTTTCTCTACTGTACCATCTTTGTCCAATTGCTCAACGATCATATCCGCCATATAAGAACTAGGCTGTGTTAGCCCTGTGTTCGCTTTATGTTGGTTAATACCATTCATCCATTGTTCAAAAGAGTTACGTACATTAAAGTCAGTATCGTTAATAACGGTTACACCCCAAGGGTCAAACGTTCTATCTCCTGCAATTTTCAATTGACGCCCACGGAATGGAACTTCAATAGGTGCAATTGTACTTGCCGGCATTGAACTCGCCTTACACATGTATGATGCCAATTCTACATTCGCTGTAACGTAGCTTGGAAAGCTCATTGTTACTTTGAATAAATTAGGTCTAGCACCGCCGCCAACTAGTTTGGCCTTCATATCATCTACGCCTAATATTGCCATCTTTAATTACCTCCCGCGATTTCACTAAATTCAACACCAGTTCTCGTGGCTATGAAGTTTAGAGTGATATAGTTAATCGATCTTGCAGGTTTAACATAAATGTCTGCTACAAACTTGTTCGTGTCAATAATAGCACCAGTATTATTAGTACCATCACAAACAACCTTAAAGTCTGTAATACCTCTACGACCCTGAACATCTCTTAAGAAAGGCTCAACCATATTTCTAAATTGAGCTCTCGTAAATTCATCATTAAATTCGAATAATGATGCTTTAGATGCTGTACTTACTGCCTTCTCCAATACAATAAACAATCTGCGAACATTAATTCTATCGAACGCTGATGGTTTAGCTTGTATTGTTTTGTCACCAAATAGAACCGTACCAGAACCTGGGAATGTAACAACTGGGTTTACACCCGTTTTGTATAATTCATCCCTTTGAGCTTGGCTAGGATTCCATGCTAGCTTAGTAACATTTCGAACATTACCACGTGTAAAACCTGCTGGTGAGAACCAAGCATCTGCAACTAAATCGGCATTAGCCGTTAGTCCAGCTGTTGAACCCGCCGCGCAAATCCAACGATATACATCATTGTATTTGTCATACACATATAAAGAACCTGAATCTGCAAAGCCATAAGACGTTGAAGTTAATCCTGTTCTCCATGCTGCTACTGTTGTAGCTGGTGCTGCTGCGTTTACTGTTGCCGCTCTCTCTGGTGAGACAAAGGCTACTGCATCTTTCCTTGCTGCACATAGTGCAGTTATATAATTACTTAGTGTAATGTTATCAGCTGCACTCAATCCTGAGTTTGCTTGGAACACTAAGCTTACATCCATTGTTTCTGCATCGGCAAATAAACCATATGCTGCTGTAGTTTCACCTACAGTTAAAGCATTATCATCTGTTCCACCAGTTAAAGCATTAAATGCGTGTGCTACTTGAACAAATGCATTTGATGTTGCTGATTGTCCAGCTTTTGTTAAACTTGCTGGATGATTACCTACAAAAACGTAATTAGACTGTGCGTTGATTACATCCTTATAATATAAAGATGAACCATCGGTGTCTTTTACATCGCTTGCTTGCGATAAAAACGAATATACTTCAAGAGCTTCATTAATAGTTCCTGTAATTACTCCGGTTTTATCATAAACTACGACATGGATTTCATCATTTGAGCCACCTACCGCTGCTGCTCCGGCTGATGTGCCGGGTGCACTTTCAGTTATTGATTTCCACCAAGAACTTGATTGCCAACCATCAGAACTACCATTAGCAGTTGCGTATGCAACAGCAAGGTTATTTCCGTAAGTTCCAGGATAACGGGCTTGTACCCAGTCTCCTGCCGCAGGTGATTGTGTGCTAAATACATCTGCATTTTTTGTTAATATACCAGTGCCTGACGCTGTTGCGTTCAAAGCACCGCCTACTGCTCTAACAACTTTTAAATTATTGCCATAGCTAAGGAATTGGGCCGCCGTCAAAACACTTTCATAAGTGCCTGAATCGGGCTTTCCAAACTTTTCAACTAATTCTGTTTCGCTTGTAACGGTAGTTACCTCATCACAGGGACCCCAGGTGAATGCTCCAGCCATAGCTCCTGTTGTTGATGATACTGCGGGAACAACATTAGTTAAATCGATTTCTTTTACCTGTACACCAGGTGATACTAGAAATGCCATTTACTTCTCCCTTGTCATATTGTTATAAGTTTTCATAATACGTGAGTTTCCCAATATACTTATTTATAAAAACTAACCATTCCAAACTTTCCACTCATCTCCGAATGGATGTAACCCTTGATCGGCTGGCATATTACCGATTGGGATGACTTCATCTTGTAATTGTTTAACTTTTTCCTTATATAACATATGTTTTAGCTTAACATCAGTTGATTCTTTAAAGAATACTGTGGATGAAAACCAACCAAATAAAACTAAATTCATCATTAAATCATCATGAGAGTTAAAGTCTGATTCATATGATGAACCCTTTGCAATGAATGTACTCATTTCTCGTATAGTATCTTCATCATGGATTATTAATTTCTTTTGTTCCATTATATCTTTTATATTAGAACAACCAATCCTTTTAACCTTTCGAGTCATTGTTATACCAATTGCATTAGCTTTAACCATTGATTCTACAAATACATTCTCATATTCTAAATCGTAATATAAACCATTACATACTACTTGTCCAGCATCATTTGATTCTACCACAACATATGCCATATTATAATATGTAGCATATTTGTATATTACATCAGGGAATAGCAGGGGACTCATTGTATTATCTCTAAATACACATACCTGTTCAAATGGATTAACTGTCACATCTATAAGAGTAAATGTAGAATAATCTTGGCCTCTTCCCTTTGATACATCCACTGTCATTATATAATTATGGTCTTCAATTGGTCTTTTATATATTTTTAAATTATCCCATTCAGCCTCAGGATTACTTGCTCTTAAAGCTAATAAAGTATCTGCAGATAGTAATGTATTACCTGTACCGTGAAATGAGTTACCAAATTCTTGGTCAAATTGCAATGCTGAGGTGTTTTGAATAGTTGTTTCTTTCCATGTTTCATCTCTCCCTGGTACATCCCACCAATCAACCCTATATGGAACAAATTCATTTGTATTTTGAATAGCACCTTCATATAACTTATGAAACATATTACCTATACCATTAGCAGTAGACGTAATAATAACCTTAGATGTTTTACCACCGGAAATTACAGGATATGTTGATGTATAAAATTCTGTTGCTTGGTCTACGAATGCAAACTCATCGAGGTAAACAAGGTTAAGTGACATACCACGAATAGAGCTTGAGGATGTAGCTGATGCTATAAGTCTTGAATTATTTGAGAATGATATAGATTTTTTATTAAGAGATGTACACCCAGGTTGAAGGAAAAAAGGAATATTCTCTAACATAAGAGTAATTCTACCTAACATTTCCCTAGCAATTGTTTCTTTATTAGCGAGGATACCTACTACTTGTTCACCTTTAAATATAGCAAACCATAAAAGATATGCTACAACAGCTATTGATTTACCACTTTGTCTACATGCAAGAACAATATTAAAACGATTATCATTAAATTGTTCAAACATTTTTTCTTGATAATCATATAATTGAAAATCAACTAAGCCAGTATCAAGATTAATAATTTTACAATATGTTTTTGCAAAATATACAGGGTCTTTTAAACACTTTTCGTATTCAACTAATTCCTCTTTAGTCCACGGGTGGTCAACGTCTGCTCCTCGGACATTAGGATTTCCTAAATAATAGTTTTGTTCATCACTCATTTGGTAATTCTACAGTTGAATCTATTACATTTTCTTGACGTAACATTTTCTGTAGCTCGGCTGTGCTTCCTATGAATACATTGTTAGTATCACCCTTATGGGTTATTTGTTTTGGCTCATCACTCTTATCTTGGTCTTTCTTTCTCTTATGGAGTTTAAGAATCTTTTCGCCTATCTCAGCATTTTGCTTGATTAATTGTCCAAGTACTTCGAATGCTCGTGGGTGTTCTGACTCGCGGGCAAGTTCCATCATTAATTCGATGGCCTCATCTCCTTGCCCGACTAAGTCATGTAAATTTCTTCTGACTACTTCGTAGTCTGATTCAATCTTAGTGTTCGTGCCAGTCGATGTGGGCTTCTGGGTTTTCATCTCCGTGTTCGTGGTCATCGTCATGTTCCTCTGGGTTTTCATAATCTGTATTCCATAATTCTAATACACCAGCAGCAGTACGGCTTTCTTCTTTATTACCACCAGTATAAGGTATGGCTAATTGCTCTTCAATAAGACTTTGATTAGCATCTTTACCGTTAATCATAATCGTACCTAAGACTCTTCCAAACTTACCTTTTTTCATCTCTTCAGTTTTTAAGATAAAATTACCATCAGCTTCTGCTAATAATGCTATTAATCTATGTTTAGCAGCCATTCCCCAAGATTTCTCTTGTAGGTTTCTTGTTCTGCTTTCTGGAGTATCTATACCCATTAAACGGATTCTATCCCGCATGAATATATTAAATCCTAATTCTATATCTGCGTCAATGGTATCTCCATCAACAACCTTTACTAATCTTGCTTCAAATTCATGTGACATTCTATTCTCCTCTATGCGTCAGTGTCAAAAAAGTTAATCGTTTCAGTGTATGGTTCTTTAAAGCCACCCGCACCGTCAGATGTTGTTGTACCTACTATCTTTTGTGTCTCAAATTTATGAGTTGTCGGATCAACATTCTCTGAATAATCAACTTCTGTTTGGAGAATTTGTTTACTCTTACCGATACCTCTATAATAACGAATACGAGTTGAGAAACCTAAAGTATAAACAATAGCTCTCCTCGTAATTAAATCACCCTCATAATCATCATTAGTATCAACACTTTCCAATATAATTGGTGTGTCAGTTTTGATATCCATACTTGGAATATCCTTTATTGTTACCGTATATTCCGGTTGGAACATTGGTAGAATCTGTTCTAATAGTTGTAGTGCTTCATCTTGGCTAGCAGCAAGGATATTTAATTCAAATCCTACCTTGTAGACTGCTGGAGCCCCGAGTTTATTCAGCTGAAGCGTATCCCCGGTAATTACCTTTGTATAATTCTTATGTTTTGATACTCTTGCATTCGAATCATATTCAAATGAGTTTATTTCAAATGACATCCTTGGTAGCTTAAGAGCTATATTAGGACCAGTTGTTTGTTCATTTAAACGTGCAAGTACTTTACTCCTTGGAGCATAACCTAAAGGAACCTTAATCTTTTGTAATACTTTCCCAGCAGAATCCCTTTTAACGACTTCCATATCGTTAAATATGCTACCGAATACCGATACCATTCTTCTAGTTGATTCGTTATAAAAATGATTTTCAAACATTATGGGTCACCGAAAGGATTAGATTCTGTAAAGTCTATAACATCATCACCAGCAACTTCAAACTCATCGTTATCAGCAAATGGGTCTTGGTTATAGAATGTCTTCGTAGTACCACTTTGGTCAGTTGTAATTTGTGAAGTTGTACCAGATTCTGTACCAACCAATGCTCTATTTGATGCGGCTTGTACTGAGAATGTCATAAATGTACCATCACCATTACTACTTTGATGTGGACTAATAATTGTTACACGATTAGTACCATTACCTTCCCAATTAGAAACATAACCTTCAATATTAATTGGGTTGCCATCACTATCATTTGACCCAGTCCATTGTGTAACTAATTCACCAGGTTCGTATGCTGTAGCTGCACCAACAATATAACTATATGATGTAGCATTCTTCCATTCTATTTGGTCTATTTCATCCCAACCAGTATCAAAATGTTGGTCATTATATTCAAATAATTCTGCAGTAAGTGTATAGCTTGGTAGGTCTTGTAATTGATAGAATGGTGATTTAGGTTCTACATATTTAACCTCGAATAATCTTTGAGTCATTGTCATATATATTAAATCACCTTCAGCAGGTTTACCTTTCATCGTATAACCTAAGGTCGCACTATCAAGGTTTTGTCCAACTGTTTGGTCCCAACGACGTTTAGTAACTACAAAGTTAGCTTGGTCTCTAATCTCTAAACCAAATTTACCTAATAGGTTACCATCACCTTCGAATCCTTCAACATTCTCCAAATACATTTCTACAGGGAATGCCATAGTGTATTGACTCCACTCTTCATTTAATAACGCATCTTCAGCTATTCTTTCACGTGGAATATATACTACGTCCTGTCCAAATATTTTAATGGACTCAGTAACAAGGTCTTCATACAAATCTTGTTCGGATTTTACTGCGCCGCTAAAATATACACTAGTTGCCATTCATTACCCCATTAAAAAGTTGTCTGGCATTGCCCAGCTCAATCTACACTCTTCTTCTAATTCCCTAATTTCTTCTACAGCATCATCAAACATTTGTCTACCATTCATTGTTATACCACCTGGTAGTTGGAAACCTTCAAACTTCATCATATTTGTTCCCCATTGTTTTTTAAGTAATGCTGTAAGATATTTCTTTAAATACAAATCATTAAAAACATCGGCATATGTTCCTGGGTCTACAATTGTCATAGCTTCTAATACAATATAATCTCCTGCTGCTAAATCACCAAAGCCTTCATCCATATGAACTCTATTCATATGTCTACTAAATCTTATATGCTCCATACTATTTAAGCTATGTTCAATTAAAGATAGATTTTGAAGTCTTTGTTCGTATGTTTGGATTTGTGCTGCAGCACCCTGAATCATAAATACATCGTTTAATCTCATATGATAACCCATATCAAATAATGAATCACCTGATGATTGGCCACCTCTTAACATTCTTATTACTGATGTAACATTATCACTTACTGTAATATAACTGTTTGTTATATCAGTTGCAGTAAGTTGATGTTTTAAATAATCGCGAACAACTGCATCAGAATGATATTCTTGGTAAAATTGTAATGCATCATCTGTACGATCTTCAATTTGGTCTTCATCTACATTAATTTCAATAACCGGAGCTCCTAAAGCTCTAAGGCAATGGTCTTGTAATGCAGATCTTGTAGTTGGTTTAGCCATATCATTTCCTCTTTATATAGTACTTATTTATATAAAAGCGGAGTTCCTTTAATGTTTTTGGAAGAATTTCTCCATGCGGGCTAAAGTTGCGGCATCAGGGTCCGTATGATGATTGTTCTTATATAGTTCTTTTGCAGCAGCTATATCTCCCTTAGCTAACTGTACAAAGTTATAATCTTTAGAGTTCTTACCATGAAGGTGAACAAATGCTAATGCTAACATCTGATCGTATGTTAAATAGTCCATATCTCTTTCATGTTCATAGTGATAAACATTGAGAACATCTTGACCAAATGCTTTTACATCTAAATTATCCATCAGATATCTCAACCAATCAGGCTTCTCAATTCTATACTTATGTTTTTTTGTAGAAAATCGTAAATTAAATCCTAGGCCATCAGAATTTTTAAATCCACGTGGTTGCCAATCTCTTCTTCCTAAAATACTACGTGAATTAAATTTTTCAATATGATATATGTAACGATTAACTGCAGTTTTTACACTGTCTTCTGTAAATTGTACATAACTATAAGCAGTATTGCCTTCAATTCCTGGCGAAGCATTTTGTATCCAATCAGATTCCATACCAACTAATTCATCCATAAACCATCTTACATTTGCTTCAAAATCATCATAATCAAATGCAGCAATAGCAGCTTCATCTAATCCATTTGTAAATTTAACTGTTCTTTGGTATCTTAATATTTCATCATACACTAACATAGTAGCTTCAGTTAAATATGAACCTTGTGATTCTTTTAGATTATTTTTAGTGTAGTACACATTGGTAGGGTCAGTAGATGGTACTGCCAGTGCATTTATGTGTTTTGGTATGAGAAAACTTAATAAAGCCATAATTAAAAGGCCTACCTTAAGTTTTTTTCCTAGTAGGCGCATTCCTTCTTTGATTTACATCCTTTGCATCGATACCCATTTTAGCAGCATCACCATATTTTTTCATAGTCTTTTGTAAGTAAGCTTGTTTTTTAGCTCTACGAGCAGCTGGACTTAATTCATCTAAGTCATGTACATAACCCATTTTCTTCATACGCATATGATCGTCATATGTCTTTGCTTTATAACCCTTTCTTGTTTCAGGGTCATACATCATATGAGGTGAGAACTCGTCTTTATTTTCGTATGCTTTAAATGATTTCATATTATCCTCTTACTTTATCTGCTAAATCTTTATCAGCCTTACCCCAAGTGCCAGATGATTTAGTTACAAATGAGTTTACTCTTGCATGGCCCCACTGCTCTGGTGTTGTTCCTGGTCTATGACCAGTTCTCCATGCAGCAACTCCACGATTATAAACTTTTCTTAAAATTCCAAGAGGCATACCAGAAGCATCAGCTTTTTTCTTTAGGGATACATCAGACTTGCTTGCTTCATACACATCAGGATACATTTTCTGCATCTTAGTTGTATGAGTAGACTTACGAGTCTTAGCAGTCTTATCTCCTACAGCTGGCTTATACGCATTCGGATCATCGTCATCCATAGCAGCTTGCTTCTTAAATTGAGCCTTCCGCTTTGCCTGACTAGATTTAGATAATCCTGAATGATACGATGCGCCTTCCCACAATTTAAAGTTTTGCATTAGTACCCTCTACGAGACATCAATTTTTCTTTTTTCTTTTTCTTTCCCGCATTAGGTGCCATATCAACTCCTCCATGAGCTACTGCATTAGCTGCAGTCTCTGGTACAAAGCTCCTATTAAGTTTCTTCATTAATGCTTCATT